GCCCGTTCCTTATACCTGAGTGGGGGTAGCCCGTTCCTTATACCTGAGTGGGGGTAGCTGGCTGTTATTTGATTAAATGAGTTTAGTTGTGGAGTAAGTGACTGTAAAACAAAGATTTTTATATAAAACCAAAAATATTTTGGTTTATTTCGATAAAATTGGTTGATCTAAAAAATATTTATAGCTATAGTTACACCATCAAAACGAAAACGGATTTACAAAGAGGTCACAAAATGGGCACTGCATCTTTTCCTTATTCTGTCTATGCTAGTTGTTCGCCGATAGTTGGCCAACTAGCTTGCGTTATCAGTAAAACATCTAGATTTGATGAGGCTTTCAACGCTTATATGGATCTGTTTACTGATAGCAGGTTTCACACAGTTGTTTTGTATGATGCTAATGAGATTAGTGAAGCCAATCCACTGGGTATCCGCTTCTCAAAAGGGCTCTAATCATGCAACTACTTAAAACCTTTTTCATTATGTTAGCACTTGTCATGGGATGCGCTGTGGCCTATGGGATCGGGATCCACTCAATTGACTTGATACTCGACGCTGGCCAATGGCTTTTGTTATCTATAGTATCACTGACTTTTATGCACACTACGGGGATTTAGTTATGAATACAAAATATGATGATCTTTATGACTCAATTGTCAACGGGCAATTCAAGCAATTTGTGAGGCAGTTTGATGGGTTAGATAGCGTTGAGAAATCAGACTGGCTTAATTACGTTGCTTATGAATTGGATCAATCTGATTTAGTTATCAGAGCAATGCAGGCCTATTTCAGCATTAAAGCACGATAGCTTTTATAATGGGCATTATGGCAGTTATAGTGCCCACTGATAAACGTTATTCAATCAATCAATCAAAAGTAAGGGGATCAAAATTATGCTAAGCATTGAACAGCTTAAGAGTATGGAAGATAGAGAACTAATCACTGAAGTTTTAAAACTTCAAGTAAAGTTATCAGAGATCCAAGCTAAAGAGTCGGAAGCATCTCAGATCCATAATTATCATTTTGCAAGTATTGAGTTGTTGCGTTTAAGCACTGATCATTGTCTGGGATCTGCTATCATCCTGTCAATATCAACAATCAGAGGTGAGTTGCTAGTAAAGCCGATTACTATCAGCGACGGATTTTCTAAAAATACTGTTAACAGCATTCTTGATGACCTCGAAAGGACTTACCAACAAAAAATTGAATTAAAACCAACAACTAAAAGATTGAAATAAGGAAACAAAATATGTCTAACATTACTAGCTCAGAATACTGGATCGAAGTCGAAGCGCTGGCTGACTCAATTGCAACCGATGCAATGCAATCATGCGACAATAATCGGGATGAGGCTGAAGAATTGATCAATGATAGCTTGCTGCATGAAACAATCGACGGGCACCAATGGATTATATATAACGCTTATAATCTTGATGTTATCCAGCACTCAGATAATGAAGATTATTTCATAGAAGAGTTTGGCGCAGAATTGGCAGGCGAACATCTTAAGAATGGCGGCTTAAGTGGACTCCATACAGCGGTGGCATACTGGGCATTGTATGCAGATGTGCAAGGTATGATTAGTGACGAGCTAGACACAATCGAAGAGGCCACCGAAGAAGAAGAAGAAGAAGAAGAAGAAGAAGAAGAAGAAGAAGAAGAAGGGGTATGACCAATGACCACACGCGACTTCAAGATCTGGCTAGTGACTAATGGTTACACTCAAGGATCATTGGCTACTGAGCTGGGGCTATCAAGCCAGACAATAACAAATTATTGTGCAAGTGGGCGTTTCCCTAAGCCGTTTATAATGGCATTACAACTTATTACATTAACTAAATAAGGATCTAATATTATGAATATTGATACACTTAAATCAGAATGGCAAGCAATGTTAGACCGTGGGATCATCCCCTGCTTTGAGTACCAAATCAGTGAAGATGATTGGTTACTTGTAGACCTTGAATTTACTGATGATGGTCTGGAATTTTCATTTTATAGCGACAATAAACGAGTTGCATTCGATGGTGGTATAGAAGTGATTAATGATAATCGTTATATGCTACCGTGGGATATTGACATGTCATTAGACAGTCATTTAGAAATGATCAGCGAAAACATAACTGAAGGTTATTTGCTAGTTAATGATCTATACTACTGTGAAGATTAATTAAGTAAACCAATCACCTTATTAAATCAGCCCTCCATTGTGAGGGCTTTTTATTGTCTGAAATTCCTATCTAATCTAACCTATCATATCTAATCAATGCTATCTATGGCCTCCTTAATAGCTCACTTTGACGTTATCTATATCTAACATATACCAATGCACCTCTATGATATGATCGCATGGCTGATGGCTTTCTATGAGCTTATAGGCACTATTGGCTGATTTTATGAAATTATACTGGGGTGGGCCCTTGCCGATTGACCCCATAGCCACCCTCACTCCCAAATTTGAAAAATAAAATTTTGTTAAAATACCCTTCACCCAATATCACCCTAAATCCTCCCATCTGCCATACCATCCACCCCCAAACTATAAAAATAAAAATTATAAAATTCCCCCTTGAATCCCTACCCCCTCCTATACCTAAAATTTTTGAAAAATAAATGACCCCCTATATACCCTACAAAAATTTTAAAATTTATAGCTCACCCTTCTTTAACCTTTCTCGTATCTTCTCATACTCCACACACATCCAATAATGCCTGTCTAGATTATGTACCTCTGGACACCCTTTTGTTCCATACCATAGATAGTGAGTGATGGGGAGTTCTGAGTGCTTGAGCAGTCTCCTGAGTTCCCTATTTTGCATTACCTTGAGTAGTAGAGCCTCTGCAATAAGATATTCGAAATTATGCGTTATGAGTGAGCCATATTTTGATTGGAGTTTTCTCCCTATGTATTTGCTGTAGGTTCCACTTAGGGTTCTTAAGTACTCTATCTCATCAGAGGGGCAATCTTTGCTTATTGAGAGCTCATACCAGTAGCCCTCAATGCTGCTGTAGTGAGTTCCATTGAGGGTGAAGCCAAGGGGTGCTAGATTTGATAAAAGCCTCCCTAGGCGTGTCTGAGCAGTTAGGAGGCTTATGTTTATGTGGGTCTTTCCATCATAGAATGGGTGTAGGAACATGTTGCCTCCTTTTAGATGATATTAATATTTACTGGTTTATTTTTCTATCATTACATTCTTGCATTTTCCCTTTGTTGAAAGGTCTGGAGTTTGGGTTGCCTAGGTAGCCACTTACTCTTCGAATTACATACATTCTTCTTTGGTCAGTGTTACCACAGCGCTTACAGCGGAAACCCCTACTTGTGTTGTCCATCGTCCCTCCAAAGTTGCATTCAAAACAAACATCAACTGGTGTATTGATTGCATAATAGGGTGTTACGTTGTAGCTAAAATCCCATAAATCTTCTAGTGCCTGTAGGTTGTTTTTCATGTCTGGTAACTCACTATAGGAGATGAAACCACCTGCTGATAATGAGATAAACTGACGTTCAAAGTCCATACGGGTATAGGGATCAGTTTGCATTGATGCTTCTAGATGGAAACTATTAGTAAAATATTCCTTATCGGTGACACCAGACACTTCACCAAACTTATTGTATGCTGCATCACGTAACCTCTTGCATTGGCTTTCTGATGGTGTTGCATAGACAGAATAACCTACACCAGACTCTTCCTTGAACTGTGTTACCTTCTCATTAAAGAACTCTAGAATTTCAATGGCTAACTTTTGTTTATTCTTATCATGCAGCAAATGATCACCCTCTAATAGTGCATTTACTGTCTCATTGATGCCAATGTATCCAACAGAGATGCTGCTGCCACGATCGATTAGATGTGGTAATACTAACTCATCTGGTTGCAGCCTTAATAGGCCACCTTCTTGATAGAGTATAGGGGCTGATTTTGCTTTAACCTTAGAAAGGTAATCTAATCTAAACTCACAAACCTCTTTAGCTAAACCTAAGTATTCCTCTAGTAACTGGTAGAAATTATCTACACTGCCAGCTTCCATTGCGACCATAGGTAGGTTAATAGTAACCACACCAAGATTGCTTCTACCAGAGTGGATTTCTTTGCCGTCCTTCTCCAGTTTAGAGAGGAATGATCGACATCCCATACTAGCCTTAAAGCTGCCTGTTACATCAACCACTTGATCATAATTTAGGATATCAGGGTAGAGTCTTTTAGAAGAACACTCCACAGCTAACTGCTTAATATCATAATTAGGATCATCCTTCTTATGATTGACTCCATCTTTGATGCTATAAATCAATTTAGGGAAGATAGCTGTAGTCTTATGCTCCCCAAGTCCACCAATGCGGATCTTTAATATACACTCTTGCAGTAGTTTAGCTTCCCAAGATGCCCCCAAGCCAAAGCCAATAGTTATAAAGGGTGTTTGCCCTGATGTGCATGTCATAGAGTTAACTTGATATTCAAATGTCTGACATGCGTCATATACATCTTTCTCTGTTCTTGAGTGAGCGTAATCTTCTTTATCTTGTATATTAAAATTATTAGCAACCAATAGATGCTTATTGTATGTCATTGTAACATACTTCTCTAATACCTCATCAAACCTATCAAAGCTAATGCCACCATATTGGCATGATGCCACCGCCATTACAATTTGACTTGCTAATGTCATAGCGGTGTTGATATTAGTTGGTGTTGTGATCTCTACTCCATTCATCTTAAACCCATTAGTCAGCATATCATCTAGGTTTATTAGGCAACAGTTTGATTGTCCTGATAATGGTGCATAGTCTAAGTCATGTATGTGGATTTTACCCTCTAAATGTGCTTCTGAAAGGTGCTTAGGTAGCAAGTAGTTGTGTGCAATATACTTTGCAGCTTCCCCTGCTATCAGATCCCTTTGTGTAGAAAACACCTCTGTTGATTTATTCGCGTTACCTGTAACAACCTCCTCATTATCACCATTCACCACCGATAAAATCTTCTCAACTAAACTTTCCAATTGTCTCTCCTTATAAAAATGACAAACCTGTTAAGGTTTGTCATTTGGTTAATTTCCTATTGAACACTATGCTTGACACCTATGCCTTATGGCTACAATTCCAGTTCAGCTAACTCGTCTATCCATCCATCTAACTCTGTCTGTGCCCTCCCTCAGAGAGTGTTAATAGGCATTCGAGTTCTTCTATTCGTCTGCAAATCTTAACTATCCTATTTGTCTTGTCCATCAAATTATTTCCTCCAAGTGTTCAGGATACATAAATACTTCATCTGTTTCCCATGCATAAGTGTTTGGTGCTTTCTCATCAAGCTTAATTATATAGGCTGTAGCAAGAGAGCTACCTATCACCTCTTTCACATAACCGTCACTGAGGAAGTCATGATCTCTAATATGAACTCTAGTTCCTACTTTTAGTTTCTTCATACCTTAGTGCTCCATACTTTCTCCAACTCTTCTCTGTAATACTTCTCAGCCCACTTAACACCTGACCTGAAACAGTCCGATAGCTGATTAGGTGTAACAATTTTTAGGTGGTGTGCTTCTAGCCAATCACGTTCAAGCTTTGTTAGTGGTACTTTGTGCATTGACATTGTGACCTACTTTGTTTGGTTTAATACTTATCCGTTACTATGCTTCAGTCCAGACTTTGTTATCTATGTTGACAGCAGTGTTCAAGATGTTGATTGCATCATATACATCAGCCTGTGTCAACCCTTTCTGTCCATCAGTGTGGACAAAGTTATCTTTCTGCCAAAGTAACATATCTGAGTCATCATCAATAATAACATATGATTTAAGGTTGTAGTAGAAGTGGCCAGTAAGGTCTTCGTTATCTTTTACCCACTTGATAATCTCATTTCCACGATAACCATCTAGGTGGTTAAGTTGGCATGTCTTATCAATCACCTCACCTGTGATACCCATCTCCTTAAACTTAATCTGTAGTTGTTCTACAGTTTCCCCAAGTCTCCATGTGCTAGACACAACAATCTTGGCACCAGTTGCATCTGTTATCTGGTTCAGGAGTGAAACACACTTTGGACTGTAAAAGTAACATCCACCATTGTGTACATGGTAATCTGAGTCATCTGCGTTGTTTAGTACACCATCTACATCTAGAAATATAATCTTCATTGTGTTTCCTTATTCTTATCTATCATTATGCGTTAATACCACCCCACAATAATCCTCTCACCGATTCGTGGAAGACTACATTACTGGGTATCTTATGCTTCTTGAATAATACTGTCAATACTTCTGTTGAATATCCATTAAGATTGGTATCACCTACCTTATACGGTATCAAGAATTGCTTATCATGGTGCTGTTCTGCACAATCATAGAGTTCTTTGATATTATCTGTCAACATGGAGCAACTAACACCACCATACTTACGATATTTAATGCCTGTAGATGGCTCTATATAGCCTCTGGTGAGGTTTTTAGTTACCAAGGCATACGTACTGCCACTCAGGCCCCTGCCCTCGCCGTAGGTGGCTCCAAATTGCAATGCTTGCTTGGCTGCTCCAGCACCATGTCTACCTTCAGGATTAGAACCAAATACGAATATCTGGTTAGGTAGGAGGGAGATGATTAGACTTCCACTCCAATAAGTTCTAGTAGATCCACTCACCCCCAATTCCTCCACTTGCGCCAATTGGATTGTTTTTCCCAAGAGAACTCGCCATCTATTCTATCTGTTGTCCATTGTGTTACACCCTCTGCCGCATCTAACATCCAACACAATAAGAATGCAGATTGAGGCGAACCAACTACAGCCTCATGGGTTTCTCTCCCTTCATACCAAGAGATCTTACATAATTTATTCATCCGTCATGAGCTCCACAAGCTCACCAATCGCCATCCCTGCTACTACATCTGCTCCAAGTCGTAATGCTGCTTTATACCTTAATTCACCCTCTGTGAGTCCATCTAGGAGGTCACAGCCATCAACAATAGGTTGTTTAATGATATCTACTGTGGTTCCAACAGGATCATCAACAACATTTTTAATTGTGTAGCATATAGCATCAAATAATCCAAACATAATCTAACCCTCCTTACTATAAAGTTCCCAGCACATTTGTTCTTCTCTCTCCACAACCATATCACATAACTTGTTAAGTGCTGCCTGTGTGTTCTTGTGGAGTGAACCAGCTTCTTCACTAGTTGCAATAACTCCTGTTGGTTTGTGGTAAAGAGTCACAAATGTGGCAGGTTTAGATCTCCAAGAATAGTTTCCTTTGGAGTAATCAGTAAGAATTACGTCATCAGGGTTAATATACATATCACACCTCCACACCTGTGAATACCCACTTTAAACGCTTCCAGAGGCTCGCTGTTGAGAGATTAGACTTAAGCTGTTCAGTTGTATACTCTAAGTCATATATCTTGTTAAACAGCGTCCTATTGTGTTCTTGCAGGGTATTAATATTCTCCTTCATCTCGACTGGATCACCACCAATCTCCTTTACAAATTCAGGTGTGAATGCAATCAGCCTTTCATCATGGTAATGATCACCATGATGGTCTTTGGTGGCAATCCTCATGGTGTGAATTGGTAGTGATTTAATGTCAACCACATTATCAACATCAGCCCCTATAAGGTATTCTCCATCTGAACAAGGGTACAACTTATCTGGTGCATACCTCCCATATTCATAAACCTCTAAGTGATCTCCGTGAAAACATCTAATCGGTTCTTTGGTTATACCATATAATAATACTTCTTGCATACAATACCTCACTTGTTAGATTAAGACCACATAGTTTCCAGTTTAGACCCTTTCTTTGCCCAATACCTTATCTCCACTACCTACTCTCCTCAGCATCCTTCTTAATTTACAAATACCGCTTAGTTTGGCAAATGTAGAGATACACAGCAAGGATGATAGGGGACACAGCTAATAGTAGAAGTATGAACTCATACATGACTACATCCCCTAATCATTTCCATAAATTTGACCCATTGCAAGGTGCTTAATCCCACACCATTCAAATTCAAGTTTCATGTCACAGCTCCTTGTGGTAAGTTCCATACACACAATGCATCAACTCATGCCCGTAGATGCCCTCTAATCGCTCTGTGGTGCCACGAACTACAAAGATGGTACACTCATCAAGCATTCCATCAAAAGACTGTGCATACCAACGGGAGAAGCCATCACGCTTGTACTCTTTGTTCACATCAAAATTACTTTCAATGTAGTGGTTCAACTCTCGTTCATTATCAAAGAGTCTTACCTTCAAGTGTATATCTGCTCGTTCATGCTGTGGGGTAAACTTCTGTACCTTTTCACAACCAGTGGTGCAGAAAAGTGCAACAGCCAATAGCGCTGTGGTGCATAAAAGTGTCCTCATACTATTCTCTCCTCTGTTTTATAATTAAGCCCTGCTCATACACTGCACGTTCACCTGAAATCCTCCTTCCATCCCAGTATTGTATGTATGCCAAATCGGTATCCCCGTGCCCACAACAGGCATTCATTATGAGTGGATCCTCCAGTTCACCTAGGCAACCATCATGACCTTCTTCTGACGGAGGTAATCTGCATTTACTACAAATTCCAATCTGCCCACTCCCAGACATCTCAGGGGTATATTCTCTTTGTTGATTACCAGCCATGAATTCTCCGTTTCTTGTTCTTTGTTGCCCATACCTTATCCATGCGCTTTCTGTTCCTCTCAGCAGTATCCTTTTGCTTTTGATACCAATCTGGTACTACAACCTCAATATAGATAATGTATAAGAATATAGCAACTACAGTAAGTGCAAAGGAACCAACCACCAGTTCACCAATCATAAGTTTCCACCTTTCAGTTTATCCATAAAATCTTCACGCTGATGGCGAAGATATAGATTATATGTGAGTATACCTTCATTCCTTGCAACACCAACTGCTGTTCTTGTCCCACCTTCCACAACACCATTTGATTCTCTTGCATAATACACCACAAATTCAGATGGTGCAACCTCATATGTAGAGAACACTTGATAATAATTACGTGCATGTAGCCATTGTGAGTAAACATCCATCTTATCAAAGTAGGTGAGGATCTTATTATCAATCAAGTAGCGCCTTGCCTTTTGGAAATCATCTTCTTCAATGTAATACACTGGTATATGGGGCTTACCAAACGGAATCTTACCAGCATTCAACTTACCATCAAGGTTACTTGGCCTCCAAACCTGTGTTAGCTGTTGATTAGCCTTAGATGCACCATTGAGGAAGTTGTAGTCAGATCCGATAGCACCTCCTGTAAGCAACGTCACACCACTTTTAGCCAACACAGTTCCAATCTTAACCTGTAACCTCGCAATCTCAACAGGGACGTTCCTAGAGCCTATACCAGTGTAGTATCTCATTAGTTACTCTCCATCTTTCCAAATACTAAAATTACCAAACATTGTGATTGGCCTCCAATACTTTGTCAAGGTATCTACATCTTGGTATAAATACCCCACCACCCATGCACCATCGGGGTGTTTACCCTCAATTGGCTCACACAGTCGGTAAACTCCATTGTGCTTTGGGTGGGTGATGAGTTGTTCATTCATTCTGGCGGAGACTAATTCATCAAAGTTCATATTAATGTATCACCTTTAAAGTTGCTGTACTCTTCTGAGATGCAATATGTGGGTTACCTACCACCAGCCTAGCCTTGACAAAGTTGTGGCTAGGTACTTCAACCATAGCGTCTGTTACCTTTGTGATAGGTGCCTCTGGATCGTAGAATGACTCAAGTGTATTCATGTCAATCACATCAACTACCATAGCTGGCGGGATGTTACCAAAGAATGGCTTACCCTTAACAGATACATCATACACGAACTCCTCAAACTCAGCTACATAGTTAAACTGCTTACATGCAGATAGTGACAGGTTGATGATAACAGCACGTTCACCACCTACTGTTTTCAATGTATCTGCTCCATAAGGGAATGAGAGTCCATCGATATACTCACCATCCTGTGTCACTTGGAATATGATACCAACCTTAGCACCTCTCTCCCATCCAGTAGTAACAGCATTTTCCACCTGAGTACGGTAATCAATCATCACACACCTCCATCTTTGGTTGAATTAGGTATATCATACACACCTCTACAAAATCTACAAGTGGTGTGTCCCTCAAATAAGTCTTTATGTAATCTTCTGGTACACTTCTGGCAATACTCGAAGCTAGAGGTGAATACAGGCTTTACCACCTCACCATTCTCATCATACGTTAGTGACATATTTTTCTCCATCAACTATTGCAAGTGAACGTAACTCCATGTTAAGGATTACGTAACCATCTTCAAGTCCATCACCTAAGATTATGTTATTAATCTTGGCTAACTGAGTACGACCTGTATACCCAGTATCACCACTGTACTCTTCTAGGAAGATCAGGTCATCAACTTGATAATCTCTGTCAGCAAACCTTAGTTGGAATGACATTGTTTTGTCAACCACCATCTGAAAGTTGTAAGGGTAACTCTTAAGTAGGTGTAACTTCATTAGTCCACTCCCAATCTAATGGATTGCCGTAATCCTTTTGTACATGGCCAACATAGTTAGCTGCCTCACTTCCACCCTTGTGCTTACCATTCTCATATATTTGAGGAATGGTTTTGTGATGCATCTTAAACAACTCCAGAAGCTCAGGGTTAAGAGAGAGGTCTACTAACTCATAATCCACACCCCTATTGTCTAATACCTCCATAGCTAACTTACAGAACTTACATGGAGGCGTTGACTTACCATACACTAGGATTGTCATGAGCATATCCTCTCTTTGCAGCCTTCACTTACACTAGTGAATAACCACATCACAAGGAATGTTGGTACACTTGGTGAGAGTGTAGCAATCAGGATCAAGTCTGACCAATGCACCTCAATCCCAGATCGAATAACCTGTACTGCAATCAAAAATCCGATAATCAAAAAGAATACCATATACCATGTTGCAGCTACCAGAAGTTTACTTAATTTCATAGAAACTCTCCACATTATTAACTTCTAAGATTGTTGCCAGATTGCCGACCAATGTCTTTTTGGTGCCATCACCTAATGTCACTTTAAATCGTCCGAATCGATTAGTTTCGCCAACTTTCTTGTGATATGATGGGTATTCCACCTCACGGTATTTACCAACAGGATTAGCCTTAACCTCCTTTGGCTTATTTAAATCACCTAACCACTTAATTAACGAACCAATTGTGAATATCACTACTACACACAATATTACACCTAAAATAATCTTAGTTTCCATATCTTACTCCTTGGTTGTTTTATCACTTTGGTGAAAATGGGCAGACCGTTATTGGCCTACCCATTAAATTTAATCCAGTTATCCTTCTGTGTCAACACCTTTCTTCACATTATTTTCTGATACATCATAAATCAGTTTAGTTGGAGCACATGCACGGATGATGTTACGAATTTCAGGTGAATTATACTTTGAGCACAACACAATCACTGTAGCCCGTTGCATCAACTCTAGCATCTTCTGGTCTGATGCACTCACATCAGGGAAGTTAACAAACTTCAGCATAGCACCAGTGTGGGTGTCATACTCTCCCTGTTGTGGGTATGGTGGTAACTTATCACTAGGGATTAGATTGCGGTCTGCCAGTACATGATGCCATGCATTAACAATACAGTCTTGATAACGTGGTGTGTGCCCAATAATCAACACTGTGTTACCTGTGCCAGTGTGAAGGCAATGATCATAGATGAAGTCCATTGCCAAAAATGGATTGAAGTCATCGTTCGGGTACTTTTTCTTGATATTACCAATTGCTGTGTTTAATACTGTTCGATTCTCGAAAGCCATTACTTTACTTCCCCTTTTTGTTACTCATAATTCATTATCACAGATTTAAACTGAGTGTACAACACCTCATCTGGCATCTCCTCAATCAGCTTATCCTGTATCACTATAAAACCACCTGCCACATCTACCCAACCATTATCAGTTAGCAAACCTAGCACACTTGAAACTGTGTTACTATCACACCCACAGTAGTCTCTATACTTTGAATACTCAAACTGCTCCTGTCCATACTTCAGGTATCCATACAGAGCCACACAGAGTACCCTAGAAGCCACGTTCTTCTTATCCTGCGATAATGGTACTCCATTGTCAGTAAAACCCCTTAGAATGCGATTCACGAATCCCTGAGATACTTGTGAGGTAGGTACAATGTTAAAATCCATACTCACAACATAATCCTCAACTGATAAGTTCTGTTGACCACCATTCATGTTTAGGAAATTGGGGTTTCTGACAGCATCATACTTTAGTATATACTTTTGTTCAACTGCACACATCTCAGACATACTACCAGATACATGTTCTAGGATATCTTTTCTAAAGTATTGCCTACCAAGGTATTGTACCCACCATTTGAGTACAACACTGGAACCAATATACTGTGGGTCACATTTGGTGTCTAAACCTAAATATCTCAAGTGTGAGAACTCTGGATGGGTGCAGGATGTTAAGTATATCTCAGCTCCCTCGTATCGTTTGTTTGACATACACCATCTTCTTCTGTTCTTTACACCACACACGTTTGGTACGTACTTCATCACCAGTGTACTTACGTAATCTGGCTATTCTCCAGCCTCTCAGCGAGCGTAATGGGTAATCATCGAGTATGCCTAAGTAAGCATTAACCATCCTGTGAACCTGTCCTACTTGACAACCAATCCTTTTGGAAAATTCAACTATAGTACCAGAGAACACCCTCTCTTTCTCTTTGGGGTATAGCTCACCAGCCTTCCAATCTTTTAGGATAAGTAACTTCCAATACTTACGCTCGTTTGATCCTGGCTTCTTATCAGGAAGTTTGTAAGGCCGTGGTGGTTGGTAGTATTTAGCATACTCCTCCTCAGTCATTACTTTCCAACCTTGCTTGTTAATCTTGTTAACACCAGACCTCAAGTAGTTCAATGCCCTTATAGTTATACCCATCTTTTCTGCACACTCAGCGCTACATCCATAGAATACTGTTGGTTCTGGTACTGTGTGCCTAATGATACCTATATGTGCTCTCTTGTTAGCCATTTAACCCCCCAAGCTGATACCTTGGAATGCCGCACCCTTATAGAACGTACTCAACAAGTCTTCTTTCACTGATGATAGCATTTTCTTACGTGAAGAGTCATCAATGTGGGGATCTCTACGAATACCCATGATAGCCATTGAGACTGCACCACTATTCTGAGCTAATACCTCCTTGGCACCTTGTGGATCACCAATGGTATGTGCAACCTGAGCGCGTAGTAGCTTCACTACACGCTTAATTTGTTTCTTATGCGGGATACCACCAATTGATAGCAACCCTGTTCCAATGCCGTATAGTGCAGCCTTCTGTTGTGCATCTACACTGATTGCTAATTCAAAATCTTCACCAAATTTATTATCCATTATCTACTCCTTCACTTCACAAAAGAAACCACAATCACCTATATCTAAGTCTCTATGACTTCCCGCATCACTTGGGAGATATCTCAGAGGTATCCGCATTGTACCTTTTGAGTCTATTTTAGGTACATAATTATCTGACTCCATTTGACTAAACACCTCTGGGTTCCTAGCCCTTATCTTATTGGCTGACATCTTCACCAATGACACATTTAGCATCTTTTCTTGATGTGCTCTTCGTTCGAAAACAGATGGGAAATCCTTTCTGATTTTGTTCCAATATCCAGCCCCACCTGCTTTAAGGCACCCTATACAATTGTTATTGTGATACCCCAACAAATACATCTTTGGCAATGTTAATCCTGCATTAGTCATTATCTTGAAACAATCTTCTTTAGTGAGCCCATCCTCTATGAGTGGAGCCCATATGTTTAATTCCGGTTCTGCATCCAGTATCCTATCAATTCGGTGCTCCTCTTCTGACGTCATTCCAAAAACATGGATATCATCTGGTAACTGCCAATTGAATCTAACCTGTTTTTTCAACTCTTTTGTACAACGGGCACCATATATCCCTGACATATATCTTGTTTTCTCAATAACGGTGTCAACATTCGCCCCATACTTTGTATCTTTGATATATGTAATGGGGACACCAAGCCATCTCTCTGCTTCTTTTTCCCTTTCAGGCTCATGAAGTTCATTTTCTAGATGGATGCAAACTACCAATAACTCCTTTTCACCATTATTTTTCTCAATTGCACGTTTTGCTGCAACTAAACTAGCAGCACCGTGACTGTACCAACATACTATTCTACTCATTAATCAACTACCTCTATTGTTTCCTGCCATTCTCCAACCTCTAAGATAGGATGAGATCTTTTGTTCTGTGTAACCCTTGCGCCTCAGCGATCTTACCAAAGAGGCTTCAGATGTTCCTTTAGGTGGAACTTCTTTATGTTCTAAGTCCATTGGTACTAGACTCCTGAGCAATCATAATCTCCAGTGTATCAGCTTCTGTCTTGTCAAATCGGATACCTTTGAAAATCGGGAACCGTAAAGAGTATGTTTCTCTCCCATTTTTATCCAAGGTACGGGTATTGTATTCAATAGTTACAATACTCCCGATCAGATCATCATTGTTAATGTCAGGATTTGGTACATAATACCCGTCAGAATCTTTTACTGCAACCACCTTTCCATCAACTACTTCTGTGAGGATGTTCCTATCATCAAACGTGAGTCCAGACCCTGTGCTGGCTACAACCTTTCCACATGCAGACTCTACATTAAAACCACCAATCACATTGCACATTTCATTACCTGATTCACCTTTATACCAACCTGTGATCTTAAATTCTGCCTGATGACGGGCTTTGTACTTTATGCAATCAGTAACCCTTTTATTAGACCACACATTTGACAATGACTTTAAGACCACACCTTCATTACCTGACTCAAGGATTTCATTATATTTCTGGTGAACTTCCTCTAGTGTGGTGACTTCCCAAGAAGGAACGACAGAGACGCACTGGTAGTCGCGGACATAGTCCTGTAAAAGTGATATCCTGTCATCATACTTCATATCCATATCATCATTTTCTGCTATCATATCCCATATGATATAGTGTAATGAATCAATATCCGTTTCTGATGCAGTTCCATGTATACAGCTATTCATGATGCCAGCAGCTTTGCGTGGATCGTGAACACCATCTTCACCGATATAAACCATCTCACCATCAATTTGATATGCACCTATCTCTGTTCCCATGTCGGTTGTGAATCTACAGATAGCTTTCTCAAACTTACCTGATAGCCCATGGAACTCTTCCCCTTGTCTTGAGTAGAACTTGATACCACTCTGGTACTCACCATGCACAATACACCTAACACCATCGGACTTCAATTGCATCACAGCACCTAATGGATCACTGATAATCTTAGCAGCCTTCTTTGGACAATGCGCGGATATGAGCATTACAGGGAATGGTTTAATGAAATCCTTGCCCCATACTTCATTACCAGCCTTCTCACCGATACCGCACTTCAAATTACCCTTAATCACTCGGTTGTAAATTTCAATACAACGTGGGTTTAGTTTTGAGAGTGTATCTGTGATTAATTCCTTGGCAGAATTGCCTGTAACTACCTTACAGCGTAGTTTGTCTAGAAGTGATATAACCGAACCATAATCAGATACAGCTCCACAATCCCCGATTGAAGGATCCACAATCACATTGGTATGAAAATTAGCCCTTCCATAGGTGAGGAGCCACAACTCTTGTAGAAGCATATTCTCTCTGTGCTTAGAAAGTTCTACAATTTTCTTCTTACCTTTCTCTTTGTTGATACTCTCTAAGATATCAAGAATCATACTTACTCCTTAATTATAAATGAATGCCTCAAACTTAGTCCCACGCTTCTCACCATCAGCAGCAATGGAGTATTTGATAGGCAACCTATCTACATTGAACCTAGCAAACCTTTCTGTGATGAATTTGCAATAGGTGTTTGTCAACAGAAATTTGTAACCCCTTTCATCCAGCATGTCAAGGTATTTATCTAGCCTAGCGTAGAATGCTTCATCGACCTTATCTGCTGTGTACTCTTGATATACTTTCTTACCATCATCACCAGTTTGGTATGGAGGGTCAATAAAGACAAACACCTCATCAGGTGAGAAGTTTACAGGTATAATCCCCTCAGAGTCAAATTGAGTCGAGTGTGTATAAAGGCAATACTTATTTAAATGACTAGCAGCCTCTCGTAGTGCAACTTCATCAGTCGAATAACATCTGTCTCCAAATGGTGTGTTGCAATAACCCTTTCCATTAACACGATATAGGCCGTTGAACCCTGATCTGATTATGTAATAATATCTAATAGCTCTATCCATCGTAGAGACAACTCCCTCAAAGTTAGGTAGTCGGTCAAGTTCCCTCATTTGGAGGTAACGAGCCTTGTCTTTCAGGTTACTGTCCAGTTTCTTCAGGGCAGATATGAACTCTTCTGTTCTTAACTGTAGAACCTTATAGAAGTTGATAAGTTCTAGACTGGCATCATTTAGTACAAACTGTTTGTCTTGTGAAAAAGAGAATGCAGCAGAGCCACAAAATGGCTCCACTATCAATTTTGTAGTTTGTGGCATCTTCTCAAGAATTTGCTGAGTTAGCTTCCTTTTTGAGCCAGCGTAACGTATTGCTGGGTTACATGACATTAACCACCCACCTTAACTGTAGACAATATTTCACTGACAAACCACTCAATGCTGCTGTCATTCTTTAAGTCAAGGAAGTTCACACCAACTGGGCAATCATCTTCTTGCAAGTAATCACGACTATCTCCTTCGAAGGTTGAGCCACCTCGGTTAAATCTGACAACATAGATATTCTCAGCCCCAACTTTGTCAGCAAGTGGAAAGATCTCTTCAGGGAACCCACTATCACTGAACACTGATCCGTTTACCAAGTCCAAAGAGTTTGCAGCAGACATACCAAAGAATCGTTCACCAAACTGAGGCTTACAAACTTCTTCAGATATCCATATCAACATTTGCCTAGGTGACATGCCTAAAAACTCAGGTTGTGGAAATTCTTTCTTTCTTCGGTCATTGTAGATATTAAAATAGTCCTTCTCAGAGAGACCAGTTATTGACATAGCAATGTTGTGGAGTGTTGCTTTAAACTCACAATGTTTTGCACCAGTAATTCGATTGATTTCTGTTGCTGCGAAGTCCTTTCCGCTATTAGGTGGGCTGTTTAAAAGAATTACCTTTCCCTTTAGTATCGACATATTGTCCTCCTAGAATTGTTTACCACCATCCTTCTCACGGTTTTCGGGCTTATGGTCAGCACGTTTGGTATTGTAAGCCATCTTCTCAACAATAGCACCACCAAGGTCTAAACCTAGTCCACCTGCTAGGTCAAAGATACGAATAACAGCATCTCCCAACTCTACCTCTAGCCCCTTACGGTCAGTCAGGTGATCATCATTAAGGTTCTTACGGGCTGCTTCCATGGCCTCACTCACTTCACTGTGTACTAGGGCAAGTGCCTCACCTACGTTACGAGGCTTTGTAGCCACTTGTAACAGGAGATCTCGTACTTCCTGTTCCATGGTAAGGGAATCATCATTTAACAGCTCTAAAGCCATCTTAGCCTCACCTTTTGGCAACCACCAACCTGATTGTACAGCTACTCCATGTGCAAAATCTACCATCTGGTTAATACCTGCTGCTAGTGCCTCTTTCACCTCTGTGGCTGCAATTGCCTTGTGGTAATCTGTTTGTTGTGTCATTCATTTCTCCATAAATTAAATTGGTCTACACCAAATACCTGTTTAAGTGTACTTGATGTAGACTTGGTTCTAAAAGTCTAAATCATCAAAGCTAATACCATTAGTGTCATCTACAATAGCACCAGTCTGATATTGCCCTGACTGCATCTCTTGATTAGCAACTTGCATAACAGAGCTATCAACATACTTATCCATATATTTAAGGGGATTACTCTCCACAACTTCATAACTGAAGTCAAGACCGAGTGCATCATATACAGGTTTAGCCATGTGGAGTACATACTGTTGGAGTAGATCCGATGTAAGTCCTGCAATTTGCCCCTCGGTGAACACATATTCTGACCAAGATAACTCATGATCCACTATGTCATCCAAGATTTCCTTCATATGAGGTGCAGCAAGTTCTACAGCAACACCCCATCCTTCACCCTTGAGGATGTTAAGTACTTCATAATCCATACGGGTGTGCAGTACTTCATCTTTGCAGATCATTTCGATTAGCTTACCAATTCCTTGAAATGAACCTGTCTCTGATATTGCAAAGGTTACAGCGAATGAGCTCATGAACATGATAGCCTCAAGCCCAAAGAGGGCAGTGAATGCTTTCAGGATCGCCACTTGAGCCTCTAATGTAGTGCAGCCAGATGGTAAGCTTGCAGCATCATCAAATGCCTTTAAGATGGTTTCCGATCGTAGCATTACCCGTTCATTTGCATATGCTTCCTGCATCATCTCTACCGGATTTTCAAATGTCTGTTTGATAATGTGGGCATAGGTTCTATTGTGAATCGTTTCAAAGAATGTCCACAAGTTGATAAGGTTCTCAAACTCAGGGTTGGATGCATGTGGCATCATGACCGAACTAATGGTACGAGATGCCATAGCATCAGATACAGCTTGTGTCATCACAGTCAACTTCATAGGAAGGACAGTTGATTTTGGCAAGGAGATCATATCCATCCGATCTTGAGTCAAGTCAATCTCATGCTCATTCCATATCTGAGAGAGTTGTTTCTGGTACAACTCCTCCAATACTGGGTATGTAATATTCACGTTATCGGGAAAACCAAGATCCTCCCCTAAAAATAGTGGATACTTTCCATCTAGGTACCCTGAGTTGTCTTTATTAAATTTTGTAGACATTTGTTCCTCTCTTATGTTAAATCTTACATCCACCTTCACAGGCTTCTACCTCTACCTCTTTTGATGCAACGAGATCCTTTACACTAACACTCTTATTAGGCTTTGTATTGACATAGTACATAGTCTTGTTGCCCAATCTTGCCTGTGCTACCCACTCTTTCATTAAATGGGATAGTGGAACCTTTCCATTAGGGTGTTTCTCAGGAACAACCACATAATCCGCAGAAATCCCTTGGTCTGTAAAGTCCTGAACACGGCTGTAATATTTACTCATCACAATATTATCAACATCCCAGAATGGGATAAAATTGTCCTTATCTAAGATGAATTGAATAGCACCTTTACGTGATTGCTTATAGATGATCTTGTTACGTGGTGGGTATAATCCATTAGTCGCACCAGAAAAAACGGCTGAACTTTCTGTGGGCATATGGGCAACCAACACTGAGTGTCCACGATCCTTACCCCTTAAAGACTCCCAATCAAGATGTGGCTCATATTTGTTATATGCAGTGTCAACTGGTAGCCAATTAAGATTAATCCCGCTAACAGGCTTACAAGAGCCATCAGTGACCATACCTTGTGATGCAACCAGTAACGAGTGGTAGTGTTTCTCAGCTAACTTACTCACAAGCAATAGTGAGTCTGTATCTCCTGTGTAGTCTGAGCCACAGTTATAAAGGTACTGTGCTAATCCAGTGATACCAATACCTACAGAACGTCTACGTTGCATTGATTCAAACATAGTCTGTGTCATTGCTGATGTCTTGGATATCATAGAGTCAACAGTGCGGAGTGCAATATCTGCTAGTTCTTCATACTCAGATAAATCAGTATTGAGTTTACCAACATTAATTGCTGCTAATGAGCAGAATGCTGTCTCACCTACAGATACTGGATTTTCACCCTGTTGGTACAGGTCATACATACCCTCATATGCCTTGGTTGGTAGCATGATCTCTTGGCACTGCCCGGTTAGGATACCATTGAAAACACCCATCCCCCTCTTAAGCTCTTTGAAGCAGAAGGTGTCACTGCGGGAAGAGACCTCTAAGTTTTCTACTATTGAGTAGTGCAACCTACCATCAGGTGAATGCCAAGGGAGTAAGCTTCCTCCAACTTGAAGTTGGAATGTCCTTAACCCCTTACCATCTAAATTGTACCATTTGTGGTAGGGTGTGCATCTAAGAGTATTTGTACCTTCAAACTTACCGTCAACGTAACTATGAACAGACACAGAGATCATTTCCTGATCAACACCAGTCTTAACTACATCAACAGATGACCACTCTTCACCATTCCATATGTCAATAGTCCTGCCCTCAAGTCCCCATATCTCCCTATACCCATCTCTGGTAAGGATTTTTGTCTCTGGTGCAACACAAAGATTACTCAAGGTGATTTTATCAATAAAGGGTGTATGAGTATTAGCCCTAGTTACATTCAAACAGTATATACGTCCAGTTTCCTGTCTTGATGTGAGGAACCTCTTTAGCAATTCCTGTGCCTTGATTGTTGATACTGCCTTGTGCTTGTTTTGCTCAACTACTAAATTGTAGCCATCGGAATCTTCAGTATAGAAAGCTTCATGAACTTCTGGTGCTGAAGCATAGTCAAACAAATACCAGTCATCATTACTTATAACTGCATTGACAAATGAGTCATTATATGCCAGTGAGTAATCTAGCTTGTCAATGCGCTGCTCTATGTCAATCTTCTGAGTCTTCCACAACAGCATTTCCATGATCTGTGGATCAATTGCTGCATACGTGACAGTTGCACTCCCCCCGCGGGTTATTTGAGAGAACATCTTTACAGCCTTGTCAACTGTTGAGTAGATCCCATGCTTACCAAGGTGTGCAACCCTACCCCCTTTAACTGGTGAGCCTTTAGATCGCGTATTAAATTCAATACCAATCCCAGCCTTCTTAGCTGTCATCTTGTATGCAATATGCTCTGCAACACCAATACTATCTACAGTATCACCACCAGTGATCACACAACAAGATACACTATCAAAGTCTCCATTACGTCCACCATTCAGTGCAGGTGTTGGTAGGTTCAGCTTACCTGACAAAATTGCCTTAGCGGTCTTGTACGCCAGCTCTGTGGTTCCGTGGTGTGATAATGCCAATCCTAGGGCAGCAATATGTGGTGTCTCCACAACCTTACCTTTATACTTTAGGCCATACTTATCATCAAACTGTTTTACTTGCCAGTAGTCCATCCGTAATTGGTAGAGATCTTTATACCAAAGTTCCCACACTGGGTTATATTCTGGTAATGATTCCTTGTCCCATACACCATGACCACATAATGTTTCATAGATATCTTCAAAGCTACCAGAGTCACTTACACCTAGTCTGCCTAAGTTCTTTCGTAATGTTGCAAACTGTAGCCTAGCTGCCAGTTTGGAGTATTCTAGGGATTCAAGTTCAACACACACATCAATCATTGTTTGGTGTACATCATCTGAAGATGCCACTTTTGGCAACCTCTTCACAGTTTTCATAACCACTGTTGACCAATCACCACCAGTCTTTGCAGCGTACTGCCCCCATCGGTTTAGCTTTCCTGCATCAAAAGGCTCCATTCTTCCATCAGCCTTAATTATAGTCTCAATCACCTAGGTAATTCTCCTTAAAGTAGGAAGCCACCACTGACCACGGGGAGAAATCCACAGTCAGAGGTGGTCTTACACCTCATAAATTATTGTTTTATTCAAGCTCTCCACTTACCATTTTTCAAGGTAATGATTGCCCTCTTGCTATTTTGGTAGGTAAGGATATGAGAGTGGTTCCAAGATCCTCCTCCCTGATTATACCCCATTTCTAACTTGCCAGAGACACCAGCATAGTATATCCCATCACGAATAGCTGCACCATGTACATGCCCTAAGTTGTGCTTAATTCCCAATTTCAGGTATGTTTGCATAGATCCACGACTTCCATTATTACCGTTATGTCCATGTGAGCCACACTCAATACCTGTTCCAATGCGGAAGCTCTCATCTGTACCTAGAAATCTTACACCTTCCAATCCATCACAATAGTTTTTACATGCGTACTCGAATGCTGCTAGTGAACCACCTGCCTCTATTGCCTTATATGATGCAAGCTGCATCTCTAGGAAGAACACAGCATTTACTGGATCGCATCGGTAGTCTTGCTCCTTTAGCCACTTTGTCAATGCCAAGTCATGGTTGGATTCAACCACAACAGTTTGGCTAAAGTCACGCACAGTTTCCTTGATCACATTGGCTGTCAAGATGACCTCATCCTTTACAGACTCAGTTTGGTTGTTGAACATCCTAAACATGAAATGCGGGTCACGTATATTATGGTGGTTACGTGCTTGTTGATCTAATACATCATGTATGAATTGGTACTTAGGCTTAAGGGTATCTAAAATTGAATTTTGAGCCCTCCAGCTTGTCTCAGCGACTACATCATCAAGCTTAGCTGCATGGATGTCACCATAGTTGATCGCCTCTACACGGTGATCACAGGAGACACCAGATGGTGTGTACCTTTCACCTAGATCATAGAACTCACCAGTGTCACTCTCTGCTATCAGTTGGCGAACAAACCAATCACCATCTTCATCAATCTCCACAGCCAATGCACCAAAGATATGATGCCACTCAGCTACCTGTCCAGCTTTCATTTGAACATAGTTCATTTGAGTAACTGCACCAGTTGTATACATCAACTTCGGATCATCAGACTTAGGGGTTGGGATGCTCTCAAGTTGAACCTTGGCATGTGGGACAATGGCACTATTGTCTGCTGTATAGTTATACAATCCGGATAATGGTGTTTTAGCTGTTGGTAGGATGTTTAACTCTCCACACCACACCAGTTTGTTTGCCACCTTCATTGATTGGTCACAGGTATACTCACGGATCTTAGGATCATACCACACTTCTTTGTCTGAACCATTTTGGAATCCAGACTTGTTATAGTGGAATGTACCTACAACCAATTGTGCATTATTGTGCTCACAATACTTCTCAAGTGACTTAAGGAACTTGTCATGTACATAGGTATTATTCTGAGCTGATGTAAATACAAATCTAGTCCCGTTAAGTTCACCCCTCTTACTCTCAGGTGGTGATAACACACCTCCAGCTACAGGTCGCTTATCATACTCTTCCCAAAACTGTTTATAGGTTTTACGGGAGAGGAAATCATTAATAGTTGTCTTACCCCTCCCATACATTTTAGCAATACGTCTGCTACCTACATGATCCTGTAGCTTGAGTCGAATAATCTCAACTAATTCATCATGTGTAAATTCATTACTCAAGCTTATCCTCCTTTTAATCAGGTCTATTTTCTTTAAATCCGAATAGACTTTCAAGTATTGTTAGTCCAATAAAATATGCATCAGGTATATCATGCATACCTGTTTCACGAGTCCTAGCTAATGCAAGCCCATCACGAGTGTACCCATCAAGCAACCACCTATGAGGTGTGTTTTGTAATGCCTTCACAACATCTGCCTTATCATTCATAGGATTTAATTTCCTACGACCTGACTTCAATGTAGTGATGATGCCATTCTCTTTGTGGTACTTATCATCACCTATCATGAACTCTCTGGCTAAGGACTTAGCTTGGATAGGTGTGACTGTATGCAGATTATTATATTTGTACCCTAACTCACGGTGAAGTGAGACCATTATACCAAAGTAAAGTGCTGCGAGGTTGCGCTCATATTGACCAGTGCTGCCAAATGCTAATCCCTCCATCACAACATCATTAGGATTCCATTCAGCAAGTTTGGTCAATACCTCACCATAGAGATAATCAATTTGCAAGATAGGGTTTTCAAAATACTTACCGTACTGCTTACCCTTATTCTTCTTAGCAGTCGGATCACCTGTATGGTATACAACACGGTCAATTGGAACACCATCTTTGAATAGCACCATTGCGTAATTAGAGAATGACTGATCGATACCTACTAAGAGGTGTTCATGTCTATAACATCTCTCACGCATCAACTGTCTACGATCAGAACTAGGGATCATAACACCCACTCTGTTGAAACCCTCATAAGGTTTTCTTCCTCAAATTCAGATACAACTTGTGATGCCCACCTCTCCATCTCTGGTGTAAATTTCCAAAGGTGTGAACTTGTGCAGTCATCTGGATATACATCCAACATATAAATCAAACGTGCAACTTCAACCATGTAATCCACTGGAGTAATCTGAAGTGGCCTAGCTGTAGATGGATCTTTCAATTCCTTAGATACAGTCCCATCATCATTCTCCTTGTAAAGTGCCCAATGGTAGTAATGCTTATTACCATATGCAATGGTCTTGTCAAGTGAAACCTTGATCTTCTTCTTAACTTTAGCACGATTAGATGGATTGTCATTACCATGCAAACCTGAAGCTATGGCTACATCTACACGGGACATAATCTCACTGTCAAGAGTTTTCAGATGCTCCCTGTGGAACCCTTGGTAAATCTCACGTAAGGTTGCCTTGAATAGTTGTTCTTCATTCTCACAGTCTTTCAGGACTTCGTATGTACGTTTATCTCCACAAAAGTAGACTGATGGAATGTTGTCTGTACTATCACCCATCAACAACTGAGAATAGAAACCTTTAAGTCCATTGAATCGCAACTTCTTGGAATCAGACTTAGCTTCAAGGAATAATGAACCAAGTGGATAAATGTTCTCAATCCCTAGATCTTGATCTGGGTTCAGGAACTTACCTGCAACCATCTTTATGTCTTTATCAATTGTACACAAGATAGTTTTAGAAAGCTCCATAGCCTTCTTCTCTAGCTGCTCAGTTGATACCTTTTCTGGTGCATAGAACTCAGCAGCCTCTTCCATAGCCTGTTTCCAAGCATTACGGTGCTCAATTGCTAATGCATCATCAGCCTCATACCCACTACACATGATAGCACCAAGCTCTTCAACCATATAGTCCCGAGCCTTTCCTAGCATTTGAGGTTTAGAATCAGATGAACGATTTCCTTTATACTTTAGGACTGTTGCAATATCCTCTGTGATACGGAAGTTTGTTGCACCATCAGTCAAGTAAATCTTCACATCACCAGCACCAGTACGTTTGATAATCTTACGTATCTGAGCCTTGATGGTGTGGAACATGTTACGTGAATCATCTGAGGTGACAACCTTCTCATAAGTGATGTCTGGGTTCTTCTCCAGCATAGCACCAAAGTCACGATAGTCAGTAAAGCCTAACGCGCTGTACAGCTCTGTGAGGCCACCTTGTATCGTATAGATAGTGGTGCCATTTAATTTGATATTGTGCTCTGCTGAGTCACATGCTGATGCTGAGGAGTATGCAATTGGATCACCATCTAATAATAGTGTTGGGCCACCTTCCGTGAATTGGAAAATACCACTTGTATCCTGCTCATACTCAATAGCAGCATCCTTTGTTCTAATAATCATATTATTTAAGTTGCCCCTTATGATAGGTAGAAGCCCCTCACAACTTAGAGGGGCAACCTAGGTTCATTACAACGACTTCAACTTAGCAATCAAGTCTTCCTGATAACCTTCATCGGATTCAGCAGCATCACTGATCTCATCCAACTCTTCATCAGTGATGCCCTTTTCAATAAGTAGATCCTCCAACTCTGCCACAGATTTAGTTGAGTGATCGACTTCTTCAACCTTAGCAGCTCGGCGTGAACGTTTAGGCTTCTCTACAGGCTCCTCAGTGGCAGCATCTTCAACTTTATCTTCCTCTTTAGGCTCATCTGCCTTTTTGGTACGTTTAGCCTTGGGAGCTTTCTCAGGGGCTTTCTCTCTCTTAGCTGGAGACTCATCACCCTCAAGAGATGTACCTTCTTCTTTCTGTGCTTCCAATTTAGCTAGGTGCTCCTCAATTGCCTCAAGTTGACCAAACTCTTCAACGTTAATGGCATTGTCAATTGCATGGCGCAACATACCAGCAGGAACATCCTCAATAGTGCCAACATGGGAACCTGTATCTACTGAGTAACAGAACAGTGGAGAAGTAGCAGGAGCAACACCATCTTTATACTTAGCAGGGATAGCAAGTAGCTTCTTCTTCATGTACTGAGCACCAGTGTCTGTAGGTTCGTTGAACTGAACTGCAACTGGTTGATTAAGGATTAGAGTTGGATCAACACAACCCTGCTTACCTTCCATCCATGCAGCTTTAGGGTTAGCCAACTTAGCTGTAGCAAACAGGTTAGATTTCTCATGTGAGCTGTATTTAAGTGTCAACCACTGTGGACGGCGAGGTACTAACTTCTTGTTGTCATCTTCCCCACGCTCAACGTATGTGTCCTCCTCAGTGAGTTCAATAACAAGCGTAACCTGCTCTTCTTCCTCGGTGCCTACAATTTTATCATTCTCCCACTTATTTTTCTCAAATATACCACGGTGGAACACACCAACGATTCGTGCTTCATAGTCACGACCTGTATCTAATGCTGGATCTGGATCGAATGTTTTAGCGTTACCTGTAGTTTTAATGATCATGCTCATATTTTATTTCTCCTAATTTATTTAAGTTTCTTTATTTTACAATCACTTCACTAATGCGTATCCAGCCAGCTAAATCCAAAGTCATACTCCCCTGTAATAGGGCAATCCAATTTGAACTTCTTACCTGTTTCCTCAAATGATTCAATACATATCTGACCTACTGGAGACCAGATAGTTGTAGCTGTACCTGCCTTGACATCAATCTTAGCCCTAGCCCATGCCTTTCCAGTTAGACGTCTTTGACGCTTAATGAATCGAGATGCAGCA